ATGGCAAATAAGAAAACGCTAACCCCTACCTCCCTCCCCGCCAGCCTCACGCTACCCGAAGAGCGGAAAGCGGAGAAAGCCCTGCTCTTCGGGCTGCTGGCCTCACGCAAGAGCCTTCCCGAGATCGCCTTCAGGATAAGGCCCGAGATGTTCACCCACCCGGATATCGCCTTGGCGATAGAGGCCTACCTCAGCCTTCACGGGAAGGGGGAAGGAACGGATATACTCTCGGTGGAGAAAGAGATACGGAGGCTCTCGCCGGAGAGGGCCGGGCAACTGCCCGACCTCTTCGAGCTGGCCCGGCAAGACGGCTACATGGAGGTAGGCGGAGAGTTCGTACGGCAGCATTGCCAGTACATAAGGGAGGCCTTCGTGGCAAGGCGGCTTATCCTGAGGTGCCACGAGCTGGCGCATAAGGCGGCGGCCGACGACCGGGATACGCAAAAGCTGATATCGGAACTGGGAACGGTGGCCGACGAACTGGGCGAGCAGCTCTCCCTCACCCACGAGATACCGGACATGCCTACCGCCACCGCCGAGGCCATGGCACGGGTACGGGAGATACGCAAGCGGGTAGCCCGGGGCGGTACGGCGGGCATACATACCGGGCTGGGGGGACTGGACAGGCTTATGGGAGGGTTGCGGACAGGCTCGCTCCACGTGTTCGCCGCCCGCCCGGGCATGGGAAAGACGGCCTTCGCCCTTTTCATGGCGGTGAACGCCGCCAAGCAAGGGGTACCGGTTTGCGTCTACAGCCTGGAGATGTCGAGGGAACAGCTGATCTTCAGGATGCTGGGACAGATAGCCGACGTGGAGCCTTCGAAGATCACCAAGGGAACCGCCACCGAGGAGGAGATGAGAGCCTTGGAGGAGGCGAGCCGGCAGCTGAAAGAATTGCCGATATGTATCAACCAACGCTCGGACATCCAAATAGACGAGATACGCTGCGACATCTCCCTCAGGAGGCGGCAAGGGAAGTGTTCCCTCGCCATCATCGATTACTTGCAGCTAGTAAACCGGGACGACAAGGGGCAGACCCCGAACGAGGCCATCTCGAACATCACCCGCAAGGCCAAGATTACGGCGATGGACGAGGAGATACCGATCGTGCTGCTCTGCCAGCTGAACCGCAATTGCGAGACGAGGGGGACCTACTCCTTCAGGCACCAGCTATCCGACCTCCGGGACTCCGGCTCTATCGAGCAGGACGCCGATACGGTGGCCTTCATCAGCCGCCTCTCCGTGGTGAACATACACGAGGACCCGGATACGCACCTGCCTACCCGGGGGAGGGGCACGATCCTGCTGGCCAAGAACCGCCAAGGCGAGCTGGGACACGTGCGCTTCATGCACAACGAGGGCGTGACCTCCTTCTGGGACGACACCCAGCCGGCATGCGTCCGCAAGGCCCGGGCAGCGGAGCCTAAACCGAAGGGAAAGGGCCTCTTCGAATGCTGACGGACGATACGCTGCGCAAGGTGCGGGAGACGGCCCGCATCGACGAGGTAGCCTCCGGTTACCTCACGCTACATCGCTCGGGGAAGGACTTCGTGGCGCTGTGCCCGTTCCACGACGAGCGGCATCCCTCCTTCCGCGTCTCCCCGGCGAGGAACATCGGGAAGTGCTTCAGTTGCGGCGAGGCGGCGGACCCGATACGGCTCGTGTGCCACATGGAGGGATGCGGCTTCGAGGAGGCAGTACGCCTACTGGCACGCAAATACAATATCGAGGTGGAAGAGACCGCTGCCGCTGGTCGTGAGCGGCGGCGGGACGAGCGGGAAGCGTTGTTGCTGGCGAACGCCTCGTTCGCTAGCGGCCTGCTACCGGGCCACCCCGTAGGTACGACACGTACGGAAGAGGATCGCCATGGGCTGGAAGAGACCTACCGCGGCTTCGGCGTGGGACTTTGCCCGCCCGACGTCCCCCAAGTGTTCCGCCCCTTCCTAGGCCGGCTCATCTTCCCGATACACACCACCGGGGGACAGGTGGCCGGGTTCGCCGGACGGAGCCTTACCCCGTCGGAGAAGGGGCGGAAATACGTCAACTCCCCCGACAGTCCCGCCTACCACAAGGGGCATATCCTCTACGGCCTGCACAAGGCGGTGAAGGCCGTTCGCTCCGAGGGGCGCATCCTGCTTTGCGAGGGATACAAGGACGTGCTCGCCTTCCACGCCTCCGGCATACGGTACGCCGTGGGGCTATGCGGCACGGCGCTCACCGAGGAGCATATCCGGGCGATACGGAGGCTGGCCGGGCAGGTGACGCTCTCTCTCGATCCCGATCCGGCGGGACGGCAGAACACGGTCCGGTGCGCCCATATGCTCCTGTCCGAGGGATGCGCCGTCAGCCTGCTTCCCCTGCCCGACGGCATGGACCCGGACGAGGTGTACCGCCGGAAAGGGAGCGACGAGCTGGCACGCCTAGCACGGGAGGGTACCCTCGATTACCTCTCCTACCGCATCCGCCAAGCGGCTTCCCGCCCTCACACGGACACCGCCGCCATCAACGAGACGTTGGGCGAGATCGGCCTCCTCTCCTCCCCGCTGGCCGTGTACCGAAGGATCGGGGAGCTATCCGGAGCGACGGGAATACCGATAGAGGTACTACGGCAGGAAATCTCCGTCGCCACAGGCCCGAAAAACGTACCGGTACCGGTGCCGAAGAAGGAAGCCGCAGGCCTCACGCCCGCCCTGCCACGAGAAAGGACATTACTGCGTTTTTGCCTCACGCACCATGACCGGATGTTCTACGACCCCGACGGAAACGGGATTTCCCTGCCCGCATGGGTCTCCGGCGAACTGGCGGACAACGAGCTTCCCCTAGAAGACCCGGAGCACGCCCGCTTGCTCCACCTCCTCGCCGAGGGCAAGCATCCGGACGGGATAGCGGACGAACGGCTCTCCGCCCTTGTCCTCTCCCTCCGGGCCTCCGCGCCGCAGGATACCGGACCGGTACCGGACGAGCGGCTTCCCGACGAGACCCGCTTCCAAGTGCTCCTCTACGGCGAGTCCTTCGCACGCCGGAAGCTAGCCCGGGCCTTGGAATCCGTCCGCACGGCGGCGACACCCGAAGAGCGCCTGCGCCTACAAGCCACGCTCGAGAATCACTTCGCCCTAAGCGACCGTATCGCCCGGGAATTGCAAAGCCAAAGTATCCTGCCGGAGGGGATATAGGGGGGAGACAAAAAAAACTACCGTGTTTGGCGCCGAACACTATTGCGTTGGGAAGCCAACACAGTAGTATCCGGAGCCAAACACAGTAGTGTCCGGACCGGAAATACGATAGTCCTTTTATTTCATGCTATCCAACCAACGCTTGCCGGATGGCGTGTACATCCAAACGATAAACACCACAAGTATCAATAGCATTACCCCGAAAAGAAATGTCAATGGATTCATAGCTCTTTATTATTTCAAGATTTTATTACCACAGAAAGCTAACCCGACAGAGAACAAGATCCCTACCATGAACATTCCAATCATACTTATCTCTATCTTTTCCGATTGGAATAACATAGCTATTCCACCCAGCACCAATGCCGTGAACGTCAGTTTTGACAAATCGTAAAAATATTTGCCCAACGTCTCACGCTGGCACTTCGCCCGTTCACGGGACTCACCTCTCACGTCTCGCCGCTTGTCTTTCTCTTTCATACCGTAAATTTTTCATGTCAATCGAATTTTGATAAGGCAAACATACGCTTATTTTTCTTGACAAACAAGCATTCTCCCCCCTAAAATCACCTCTTTACCCCCATTCACCCGACCTCGCCCCCCTTCGTCCCCGTTGACCGGAATCCCCTCCGGGGGATGTCGTACCTTTACAACGTAATCAAAAAAACACCAGACATTATGCCGATCAAGTACCGATTAGTCTTACGAAAAGACATGACCAAGGGAGCCGCCGCCGACTCCAAGTTGTATTACGCCGTGAACAAGTCCACCGGCACCTGCGATTTCGAGGAGCTGTGCGACCAGATCGCCGACCGCAGCACCGCCTCCCGGGGCGACGTGCACGTCGTGGTAGACGGCCTCCTCTACATCCTCAAGCAACGCCTCCAGAAAGGGGAGACCGTCCAGCTAGGCGATCTCGGCCACTTCCAAGCCGTGATCGGCAGCAAGGGCACCAAGCTGGAGTCCGACTTCAACGCCTCCCTTATCAAACGTCCCCGGATCGTCTTCCGTCCGAGCGTGACGCTAAAGAGCGTCACCAGCCTCGTCAAGTTCGAGAAGATCGTGCCCGACGCACCCGCCCCGGGAGGAGGCGACAGCGAATCCCCCGACGAGATCTGACTCAGGGCTCCCCTAGATGAGAAACGATGCACTCCCGCTGACGGGGCGATAAGATCCGTTGGCGGGGATGCCATCCGCACTCCTCCAGCCGCTCCATCAACTTCCCGCTGACACGTATCCACCGGGATAGCTTATCCGAGGCTTTCTTCTTCGACAATAAGGGAAAATAACTCATCGCTATATCACAAAAATAATAGGCGCCGACACCGGTCTCCCGCTTTTCCATACTGATGCTGTTTATTTATTAACTTATTCAAAGATAGTAATTTAATATTAATTTTCCAAGAAAAATCAAACCATAATTCATCGTATATATCATGAAACAAGCCTATATCTCCACCCACCTCGCCGACGCCCGCTCCGCCGGTGCCCGCTTCCACCTGAACCCCATCATCCTCCTTGCCCAAGCCGCCCTAGAAAGCGGCTGGGGCACCTCCCGCCTAGCCCGGGAGGCCAACAACCATTTCGGCATCACCGGCTACGGGGCGAGCAACGCCTTCTGGCACGGGGGCCGCGTCACCGCCCGATACAAGCGGGGCGAGTTGCTGTTCCGCCGCTACGACTCGGCACGCAACTCCTACCTCGACTTCGCCCGCCTCCTCGTCTGCTCCTACCCGCAGGCCGCCGCCATGAGCCGTTTCCCCGCCGACTACGCCAAGGCCATCGCCTACAGCCCCTACATCAGCGAGCTGAACGGCGACAACCGGGAGCGCTACCGGGAGACGCTGGTACAGCTCTGCCACGAGATCGAACCGATTTACTCATCCCTAAAAAACAACAATTGATATGAATAAGATACGACAAATACTAGCCTTCGTCCGCAGCCTGCTGGATTTCTTGCTAAACCTAGGATCTCACACGCCCCAAAAACAACCGCCCCATGACACGACCGACACTCCCACGGAGCCCACGCCCCCCTTTCCCCCACTTCCGCCTGCTCGCCTTGGCCAGCCTCTTCCTGCTGGCGGCACTCTCCCTCCTGCTAGACATGCGGGAGGCGGCGTTGGCGGCTATCGGGGCGATACTCTCGCTCTCGTCCACCCCTCGCCCGGCCCCTTGAACCTGCTGGGCTGGGGGCTGATACTCTCGGCGGCGCTGAGCTCGCTGGGAAAGATATGGCCCCCTTAGGTGAGAAAAAAACGGCAGAATCAAACTCTTATTGAAAATTATAAGTACTTTTGTAAAAAAAAGCGAATGCACTTGTTGATCTACATAGATATCGCCCTATTCATTTTCATCGCCTTTTTCATAGGCTATGACCTATTTTTTACGTTGGCGTCCTTTTTTCGGAGGAGGCACCGGAAGCACCGGAGCATACGGCTCCAGAAGTTCGCCGTCATCTTCGCCGCCTATAAGGAAGACCAAGTCATACAGGAATCCGTGGAGCGCATCCTCCTGCAAGACTATCCGGCGGACAAATACCGGGTGATCGTGGTATCGGACCATATGCGGGAGGAAACGAACCAAGCGCTCGCCAAGCTCCCGATCGAGCTCCTCACGCCGGATTTCAAGCATAGCATGAAACATAAGTCCATCACCTACGCCTTGGAATACCTGAAAGAGGGAATCGATAAAGTCGTCATCCTCGATGCCGACAACCTCACGGATACGGATTTCCTGACCCGGGTCAACGATATCACGCAAGACAACATCGCCCTGCAAGCGCACCGTACCCTCAAGAACGACAATACGCCGATAGCGGTATGGGACGGTATCTCCGAGGAGATCAACAACACCATCTTCCGCAAGGGGCGGGTCAATGTCGGGATCTCCTCCTCCTTGATAGGCTCCGGCATGGTATTCGACTTCGGATGGCTGAAATCCCACATGCCCCAATGCGGCACTTTCGCCGAGGACAAGGAGCTGGAGATCTATCTCGCCACGGAAAATATCTTTGTCGATTACGCCGAGGACATCCTCGTGTACGACGAGAAGACCTCACGCCAAGAGGTCATGGCACGGCAAAGATCCCGCTGGTTCCACGCCCAACTGCTGGCATTCTCTTTGATCATACGGCATCTCGACCTCCGTACCCTCAACTGGAATTATATGGACAAGGCGGTCCAATGGTTCCCGCTCCCGAGAATATTAAAACTGATCATCCCGTCCCTCCTCGCCTTGGCATGGAGCCTCACAACTTTCCCGCTTGCCCTGAAATGGTATGGACTGATATTAATCAGCATCTTGACATATACGCTGGCCATTCCCCGCAAGATGCATACACGGAAACTTTACAGGAATCTGTCGAAGCTTCCCTTCCTTTTTTTCATCTTGACAAAAGGATATATAGCCTCATTCATCCGGATAAAAAACAAGGATACGAGCTTTCAGAGCACTCCACATGACATAACGATAAAAAAAGAAGAAAGCCATGATTAAAAAAGTCTCCATTATCACTATCAATTATAACGGGTTGAAAGATACCGTCGAGATGATAGAATCCTTGGCTATCCATGAGACTTATCCTCATGAGATCATTGTCGTAGACAACGCTTCTACCGACCCTCTGGAACATAAGCTTCTCCAATCCAAGTTCCCAGACATACAGGTTATACGGAGTGAGAAAAACCTTGGATTCGCCGGTGGTAATAACTTGGGAATATCATATGCCACAGGCTATTATTTATTACTTCTTAACAATGATACAATCATTACCCAACCATTCCTAAAAGCATTAGTAAATAGACTGGACAGCAATCCTCGAATAGGATGCGTCTCTCCTAAAATAGCTTGTTGGCCCGAAAAAGAACGTTTACAATACGCAGGTTCCACACCAATGAGCCACATAACGCTCCGGAACACCTCCATTGGCTATGATCAGTTAGACCAAGGACAGTTCGAAGAAGCGCATGAAACCTCATTCGCCCATGGAGCTGCCATGGCAGTCAAGGCGATTGACATACAAAAATTCGGGAAAATGCCAGAATTCTACTTCCTTTATTATGAAGAGTTAGATTGGTGTACTCAAATTCAAAAGACTGGATCCTCTATTTGGTTTGAGCCCAAAGCTATAATCTATCATAAGGAAAGCGCTAGTGTGGGTATTGAGAGTCCTTTGCGTATATATTATCACACCCGAAATCGTCTCATATTTGCCCAGCGCATTTTATCAAAAAAAAGAATTCGTATATGTTCATATATATATCAAACGACATTTGCTCTTTGCAAAAAGATTCTAATATTTACGATTCAAGCAAAATACCATCTTATTCCATTTTTGTTTAAAGGAATAAAAGATGGTATTTATTTCATAAACAATAACTCAAAATAACAAAGTTATGTATAAAGTTTCTTTAGCAATACCTATTTATAACGTGTCTCTATTCGTAGAAAGAGCGTTACTATCCGTATTAAACCAAACATATGATAATATAGAATATTTAATAGTAGACGATAAAGGGCAAGATGATTCCATGGACATTGTCCATAGAATTATTAAAGATCATCCAAGAGGAAAGGATGTCCGTATCATCGAGCATCCGTATAATATTGGCCTTGGGGCTACAAGAAATACTGCCATCGATAATGCGCAAGGCGAGTATCTGTTTTTTATGGATAGTGACGATGAGATCATCCCTACATGCATAGAAATTCTCGTACATAAAATGCAAGAACATCCTGTTGATTTCATCGCAGCATCACACATGAAGAAAGATCTCTCAGGAAAGACCTACCCTACTTATACGTATAGCCCGATTTTAATCCAAGGAGATGATTTACCAGTCGCACAATATCGATATGCACAAAACAATGATATATATGTAATGAGCTGGAACAAACTTTATAATTTAAACTTTTTAAAATCCCATAATATACAGTGTATACCTCATCAACTGGTAGAGGATTGCTGGTTCACATATCAAGTTATTATATCCGCAAAGTCTTGCCAATTAATATCCGATCAAACCTTGTATTATACTATAAATCCAGAATCCACAACCTCAAAGATCAAGACACAAGGGTATTCGATGAAATTAAGTATCAGCTACGCAGAAATAGAAAAAACAAAAAGAGCCTATATAGCCCACTTAAGAGCACACTCAATTTATCCCTGTTTGCTCTTCGATACCATGTTCATGGGCCTATATCATGCCTACAGAATATTATGCGTAGATAACAAAATGGAAAAACAAGAAAGGAAAAAACTCGCATGCTCTTTATTAACTCGAAATTTCCAACTACCTAACCGAATTATCTGTAGTACCTCTTACCTTCGTTTTCTTGCTATATACATTTTTTACAGTTTACCTATAACTATAAAAATCAATTTGGTGAATTTAGCCATCAAATTTAAAATCAAGGATATACTTCAAAAATGGTTTCACTTCAATTAAATAGATTTTATGGAAAAGAGCTGTCAAGTCATTGAGATCCTCTTCTGGATCGGCATCGGGATCGTTTTCTATACCTATCTGGGGTATGGGATCGTATTATACCTTATGGTAAAGATCAAGGAGCTGTTCGTTAAACCCCGGCTCCCCCGCCTTCCCGAGACACTACCGGAGGCCACGTTGCTGATAGCCGCCTACAACGAGGAGGCGATCGTGGCGAGCAAGATGGTGAATTGCAGACAACTGGATTATCCGGCGGATAAGCTGAGACTGGTCTGGATCACCGATGGAAGCAATGACAACACGAATGAAAGACTGAAAGAGTACCCGGAGGTCACCGTACTGTACCAACCGCGGCGACAAGGAAAGACCGCCGCCTTGAACCGAGCCCTCCCCTACGTCAATACCCCCTACGTCATCTTCACCGACGCCAACACGATGCTGAACAAGGGCGCCATCAAGGAGATCATACGCCAGTTCAGCGACCCACGGGTAGGCTGCGTGGCCGGAGAGAAACGGGTAGAGATACAAGCCGAGCAAGGAGCCACCGCCGGAGAAGGCATATACTGGAAATACGAGTCCGCCCTCAAGCGACTGGACTACCGCCTATACTCCGCCGTCGGGGCGGCAGGCGAGCTCTTCGCCATCCGTACCTCCCTCTTCGAGCAGATGCCCCCGGATACCCTGCTGGACGATTTCATCCTCTCCCTGCGCATAGCGATGAGAGGCTACAAGATCGCCTACAGCAAAGAGGCGTACGCCCTCGAGAGCGCCTCCCTGAACATGCGGGAGGAGGAGAAACGTAAAGTACGCATATCGGCCGGAGGATTGCAATCGGTATGGCGGCTACGGGGATTATTGAATATGTTCCGGTATGGGATACTGAGCTTCCAATACGTCAGCCACCGGGTACTGCGCTGGACGCTGACGCCGGTCGTGCTCTTCGCCCTCCTGCCCCTCAACCTGCTCCTAGCCTGTACCGGGCATACCCTTTACACCGTCATCCTTGCCCTGCAACTAGCGTTTTACCTGATGGGATACTTGGGGTATAAAATGGAACAACGAAACCTCCGGAACAAGCTATTATTCATTCCTTATTACTTTTTATTCATGAATATCAATGTCATACGAGGGTATAGCTATCTCGCTAAGCATAAAGGCACAGGCGCTTGGGAAAAAGCCAAACGAGGCGCGGGATAAAAAAATAAAAAAATAGATGGATAAATAGTCGTTATATGTCGACTTTAATTAATACTTTTGCGCTATTGATACTATTTGAATATCAAGAAAACTAGAACACAATTTAGATACAATGGATAAATTGGCCTCAGAGTATAAAGTTCTTATCGTAGATGATGTCCCTACAAACGTCATGCTAGTACAAGCCATACTGAAGAAAGAGGGATATACGCTTTTGACTTGCGACAGCGGGACAAAAGCGCTACGCATAGCTAACGAGAAACACCCAAATCTGATATTACTCGATATCATGATGCCTGAGATGGACGGATATGAGGTCCTCCAGCATCTGAAAAGCAATCCCGAGACTACGGATATACCCGTGATTATCATGTCCGCCCTAAGCGATATGCAAAGCATCGTGAAAGGTTACCAATTGGGCGCCACCGAATACGTCACAAAGCCTTTCCAACGTGAGGAGCTGGTGAAGAGGGTGGCCCACCGCTACGAGCTTTACAGCATCAAGCGCATCAAGGCCGAGCTGGAGAACACGATCGAGTCTAGGGATACGCTATACTCCGTTATCGCCCATGACCTGCGTTCCCCGCTAGGCTCGTTGAAAATGATGAATAACGCCATCTTGATGATGGTGGACAAGGAGCGGGTAGGCGACGAGGTGTACGAGATGATCCAGATGATGAACAAGACCTCCGAGGAGATCTTCCTCTTGCTGGACAACCTGCTGAAATGGGCCAAGAACCGCTTGAACAAGCAGCACGTATATAAGCAACAGACCGACATAAACAGTATCATCGACAGTACCGCCGAGATGTATGTCCCGATGGCGGCGCAAAAAGGCGTGAAGATTATCCTAGAAAATCTGGATAAAGAGCTGGTAGGCTTGGTCGATATCGATATGCTCAAGACGATTATCCGTAACCTGATCTCTAACGCCATGAAGTTTAGTTTCGAGGGGGGCACGATCACCTTATCCTCACGCTCCGAGGGGGATTTCGTAACCGTTAGCGTGAAAGATACCGGCAAGGGCATCAAGAAAGAGGATCAAGACAAGCTCTTGAAACAAGACTCGCATTTCACGACCTACGGGACGAAGAACGAGAAAGGCTCCGGTCTGGGATTGATGCTTTGCAAGGACTTCGTGGAGCTTCATGGAGGAAAGCTTTGGTTCGAGTCCGAGGGCGAGGGCAAAGGAACGACCTTCCTGTTCTCGATGAAGGCGCTGAACCAAGAGGCATAGCCGATCGACGTACCGCCTGTCTCTACCGATCGTAGACAAGTGTCGTACAAACAAACTAAATATTTCGTATATTTGCATCCCGGATTAATATCCGGGATTTTTTTGTGTGCCGAGGTGACATTAGGTACATTATTATTTATCGTATAAACATTATTATCGTATGTATACCGTAATTAAACGTATGGAGATCTCCGCTTCCCATAGCTTGAGATTGTCCTACCCCAGCAAATGTGAGAATCTACATGGTCACAATTGGATGATCACGGTTTATTGCCGCTCCAAGGAATTAAACGCCGATGGCATGGTAGTCGATTTCAGCCATATCAAGAGATCGGTGAAATCCCTGTTGGACCACCAGAACTTAAACGATATCCTGCCTTTCAACCCGACGGCGGAGAACATAGCCTTTTGGGTATACGAGCAGATCCCGTCTTGTTTCAAGGTAGAGGTAAAAGAGTCTGAGGGTAACACGGCGATCTATGAGGAAGATTAACGAGATATTCTACAGCTTGCAAGGCGAAGGGTTCCATACGGGGACTCCCGCCGTATTCGTCCGCTTCTCCGGTTGCAACCTGAGATGTAGCTTCTGCGACACCCGCCACGAGGAGGGCGTAATGATGACGGACGAGGAGATCGTGGAGAAGGTATCTTCCTTTCCCGCACGGATGGTAATCCTGACGGGAGGAGAACCTAGCCTGTGGATCGACAAGGCGCTTATATCCCGCTTACGTGAGGCGGGGAAACAGATCTGTATCGAGACCAACGGCACACGCCCCTTGCCCGACGGCATCGACTGGGTGACTTGCTCGCCCAAGGAGAACGCCCCGGTGGTATTGGAAAGAGTCGACGAGATAAAGGTGGTTTATACCGGGCAAGACCTGTCCGCATACGCCGAAATCCCCGCACGGTACCATTTCCTGCAACCCTGCTCCTGCCAAAATACGAAAGAGGTAGTGGATTACATCCTCCGGCATCCCCGGTGGAGACTAAGTCTGCAAACCCATAAACTGATCGATATCCAATAGATAGGATGAGACGGGGGCATGCCCCGTCTCTACTGCTATAGATAACGGACTTCTTTACCTCTCACGGCGTCATTCACCTCTCCATCGCCATAGACCAACTCGCCATTCACGAAAGTCTTCCATACGCCATGGTGGAACGTATAGCCCTCGAAAGGAGACCAGCCGCATTTGTACAAGATATTCTCCTTCGATACCGTCCAAGTCTGCTCCGGATCGATCAATACGATATCGGCGTAGTATCCGGAACGGATGTATCCCCTCCTATCGATACGAAACAGCTCCGCCGGCATATGCGCCATCTTCTCGACCACCTTCTCGTACGTGAAACGGCCTTCCATCGCCAGCTCCAACATCGTGATCAAGGAGTGCTGGATAAGCGGTCCTCCGGAAGCCGCCTTCAAGCAAGAGCCTTGCTTCTCCTCCGGTAGATGCGGGGCATGGTCGGTAGCCACGATATCGATCGTATTGTTATTGACCGCCTCACGCAGCGCCGCGCGATCCTCGATCGTCTTGATAGAAGGATTCCACTTGATACGATTACCGAACCTAGCGTAATCGCCGTCATGAAACCACAGATGGTGCACGCAGACCTCGCCGGTTATCTTTTTCTCGCTCAAGGGAAGATGGTTACTGAGCAACGATAATTCCTTCTCCGTGGAGAGATGCAGGATATGCAAACGGGAATCCAAGCGGGTAGCCAGTTCAACCGCCTCGGCCGAGCATTGGTAGCAGGCCTCCTCGCTACGGATCTTGCTATGGAAAGAGATATCCAGATCCTCGCCATGCAGGTTCGTGTAATACTGGATATTACGCCGGATCACCTCCTCTTTCTCCGCATGGATGGCGATCAGCATACCGGCCTCGCCGAAGATACGCTCCAACGAGTCTTTCTTGTCCACCAGCATATTTCCCGTAGACGAGCCGAGGAAGAGTTTCAGTCCCGGCACACGGCTACGATCCAGCCTGCGGATCTCGTCCATATTATCGTTTGTCCCACCGAAGAAGAAGGAGTAATTCGCACGGGAGACCTCGGCGGCACGGTTGAATTTCCATTCCAGATCGGCGATCGTCGTGGTCTGTGGCTTCGTGTTCGGCATGTCCATGAAGGTCGTCACGCCACCGGCCACGGCCGCACAGCTCTCGGTCCCGATATCCCCCTTATGGGTAAGCCCGGGGTCCCGGAAATGCACCTGATCATCGATGACGCCCGGTATCAACCATTTCCCCGTAGCGTCGATCACTTGGTTCGCCTCGGCACGCACGTTCCCGGGAACCTCCCCCTCGAACACCGCCGCGATCTTATCCCCCTCCACCAACACCGAGCCGATAAAAGAACGGCCCTCGTTGATGATTCTCGGATTTTGGATTAATATTTTATTCATCTTTCTTATCCTATTATAAATTGTCAAACTCTGTTTTCATTAGGCATGGCTCGCATGTTTCCTCGGATACTTCCTGAAGAAACTCCACCATTTCAATTGAAGGACGCCGAATAAAGCCTCCCCGAATATCGAAGAGTTCATCTTGGAGACACCCAAGGCACGGTTGATAAAGATGATCGGCACCTCCACGAGCTTGAAGCCGCACTTATAAGCCGTAAACTTCATCTCCACCTGAAAGGCGTATCCCTTGAAATGGACACGGTCCAGATCGATCGTCTCCAGCACCTCACGGCGGTAACATTTAAAACCCGCCGTCGTATCCTGTATCTTCATACCCGTGACGATACGGACATACACCGAGGCGAAATAAGACATCAACACACGGCCCAACGGCCAGTTCACCACATTCACCCCGTTGCAATACCTCGACCCGATGGCTACGTCGGCACCCTGCCCGGTACAAGCGGCGTATAGCTTCGGCAGGTCATTGGGATTATGACTGAAATCGGCGTCCATCTCGAAAATAAAATCATATTTATGCTCGATAGCCCATTTAAAACCCCGGATATAAGCGGTACCCAATCCCAGCTTCCCCTTACGCTCCACGATAAAAAGACGCTCCGGGAACTCCTTCTGCAAGCCCTTCACGATAGCCGCCGTCCCATCCGGAGAGCCATCATCGATCACCAAGATATGAAACACTTTCTCCAGCCCGAACACGGCACGAATGATATTCTCAATATTCTCCTTCTCGTTGTATGTAGGAATAATGACGATACTGTCTGACATATACTTTAATCAATTAATTTTTTAGCTCATTATATATACGACTGTAAACCATTTGTAAATTACTCTCCAAAGTTACATATTTTTTCTGTGTAAATCTATCATCCAGTTAGCCCATTCGTCTGTTCCATGATAAGCAAATGTATTTTGGCTTTTCACCCAACTTCTCCGATTTCCCCCTAAATGCCTAATACTCAAATTAAGCTGATTTATTCTTCCACTTTTATTCGATTATTCCAGCGTTTTTCAGTAACTTTGGAATATAATCTTTATCCCTTTATAATAAGGGCTTTGGGTAGATGACACTATTTTGAGGTAACGATTTGCCAACCGTTCTTGTTGCTGTATTCTGCTTTGATATGCTTTCTTGGCAACTCATTTATGATACAAAAGTAATCAATCTTATTAGTTTTTCTATCTTTCACATGGGATTTTTTTGATAAAAACAGGTGATTATAAACTCATACATCTGTTTTTTTGTTCTTAAAACATCTATGTTAGTTTCCAATGCAAATCTGCCCCCCAAACTTTATATGTTATATCCTTTATTCCTCTTGTTTCTTGCTTCCAATATTTAGAGTCCTGAGATTTTTGTTTAATATACTCTGTATATACTTTATCCGAAACCAATATCGGATTATACTTATATGATTCTGTCTTTTTCTCAAACGAAGATATGTTATGGATGTTAATGTTTAACCCATTAGTTGAATAATATAACGCATTTGCAAGTTGTTCCGCTGTTAGTTTTCTACTATCTTTAAACCATCCATTGCGTGGTTTGTAAAGAAGGGGTGGTATTCCTAATGGATCATAATGATAGAACTCCCCTGTTACATTATAAAATTCATCTTCTACCGTTTTCCCTGCAAAGTCAGTAAGACGTGAAGCAAGATTAGCGGGTTTACCAACCCAAACTAATCCTTTATTTTCAGCGTTTTCATCTCCTTTACGTTCAATGCCGACTTTTATCACTCGCATTTCTCCATAATCGATACCTATTCCACAATGAAAATCAACATTAGAGAATACCCTATTAATCATTTGAGATATATGGTTAATTGTAATGGCGCAATTCACCGCATTGATAATACAGTTACTAATAGGAAACACAACCATCACTCTGTCTCCTATAATATTTCTAACATATCCATTATGTTCTCTTGCAGCATTCAGTACCCCTTTTGTGAATGCAGTATAAATTCGCCCCATTGTTTCTGTATAATGTTTACGGGTCAACTCTACTGAATTCCGAATATCAACAAATAAGACACAAGTTTCGATACACTTCCCTTTTTTAGCATCTCCACTTTCATATGTTAAATCGCAATCAGATAAGGAAGGTACTTTCGAAGATGTATTATACGTAAAACCTTTTGTATGAACATCATCTATCATATTCCTCACATCTGATATAAAATCTTTTAATCCCATACATTATAGAGTTATAAGTTGAATAAATGAAATCAAAACGAGCAAAAATAGGAAGGAACAAAAACACCTCACTGATTTTTTATGGTATTTGAACTTGTTATTACAAATGGACGAATTGATATATACTTGCGAATACAAATCGTTTAACATTGATTCTTCGGACTGATTTGCAATATCATTTTTAAATACATTAAAACTTCTGTTAGATATAGTGGTGAAATGCAACAGTGATTTTTCAGTCAATCCGGGCTGCTTAAATAAATTAGTGTCTATTGTTCCTTTTATAACTTGAAGCGAGTAAAAAATAGAGAGGAAAATAAGGATAAACATTGCTGCCAGTATAAATAGTTGAACGGTGTTGATTATTGAAAATACACCATTTCCTGTTTCATAATAATTGTATATTGGAAATATTAGTTGTTGGTGTATAAAACTAATGTAATCAGAGGTACACAAAATAGTAAGTACAACCCCTTCAATAGCCAATAAAATACTAGATTTCTGGTCGCAATTATTAATCCAACCATTTACTCTATCCAATCTCAAGGTTAATTCATCTTTTGTTATTCCCATAATTTCCAATTTTAGAGCAAAGGTACTACAAAAAACAACAACTACTGTAAGTGAATGGAATAAAGTGAAACAAAACGGACGAGCTAACTAATTAACCCGTCCGTTGATTGTTAATTTCTTATCTGCTCGAATAGTGTGAACTATGAGAGCGATGAGAACTGTGTGAACTATGCGAGCTATGGCTGCTATGAGAACTGTGGCTGGCGAGTAGCTTAAACTCGGCAGAGGACTGTTCCAACACCAATGATTGTTCCTGCTGCTGTTCGATTTGAGTGTCGCTGTTGGTTACCTTAGCGACAATCTTCTCACTAACAGAGGAGCAATAGCTTGCACCTGCAAGGATTGCAGAGACCGCAAAGAACAAGAGTTTCTTCATTGATACCTCCTTTTTTAAATTAAACATTCAGTTACCTAACACGATATATCGGATGATATATGTTCTATTTTCTTGATGTACGTACTATGAGCCTGTCTATTTGACTCAAAGAATCCCGCACATTGCCCTTTCAACACACAGCCATCGCATTCAGGGATATATATGTCTTTCCAATCCGAAATAGATTGCTGAGCATAGCAACGAATATCTTCGGGTAATACACATAATTGCGCATTGTAGATATAAGGCTTCATGCCTCTGTCTGCAAGCAAGAGTACCGCTTCTCGTAATTCTTCATTGTAATCGTAAGGGTCTATCCATAGTTCTTCAAAATTTTCTTTCGCCAAGCCAGTTGTTTCCATTTGCATAAAAGCTACTTGGACGACAAAAGGAAAGTTATGATAGATGAAATCTGCAAACTGAGGTAATCGCTTGTAGGTCTGTTTATGGACGACTATGCGAAGTCCAATACGCTGATGAAATAGCGCAAGGTTGTATAATCCTTGTACCGTTTTATAAAATGTCTTAGCTCCTACTATACGATTGTGCTCTTCTGCAATATCCGAGAACAATGGTATGTCTATTTGTAAATCCTGATACCGACATTTTGCCAATTTCATGGCATATTCCTTATCTGCGAATTTTACTCCATTAGAAAGAATACTAATAGCTGTTTTTGGTAATTCTTTTTTAATCTGATTTATCAACGTAAAGAGATTATCACCAATGAGCGTAGGTTCTCCTCCTGTTATACCAATCTCTTGTGTATTATTATCCATTAACGAGATAAGCCTCAGATTGAACGGCGTTTTATCTTTCTCTTGTAAGATAGGAGGTTGTGGACACATGATGCAACGATGGTTACAACGCTCAGTTACCATCAACGCATTGTGGTGGGAGTTAATTTCATATACAAATACGATTTCTCCCTGTTTATTAACAACGACTATATCTCCTTCGTGAAAATCGCTAATGTTATCCACTATACAGTAAGGTTTTACTTTGCTTGCGAAAGTTGCACACGCTGTGATAGTAGCTAAATAACCGAATGCGGGTTTATTCGTATCATTACAAACCAATATATTGTTGGAACGCCCAAACCAATTACCTTTACCAAAGGTAATGCGCCCTACTATGTCGTCTTCTATGTTATATGAAGTTCCTTGAATTTGTTTCATAACGCAATCAATTTAACCAAGACCAAAATATTCTGTTTATCTCTGGGTCATGTTTTTGTAATAACTCAAACAGATAGTGTATGATAGCTTTTGTTTTCTTACACATCTCGTTTGTCGGTCTAAAGCCTATCATATCGCCTTGCTCAGACATATTACGAACGGGGTCTGCACCGCAGTAGGGTTGGAATACACATTCAGCGCAAACAGGTAAACATTCATTGCAAGCGGAGGCAATGATATGATGAAGCAATTCGCCATTGAACATTTCTTGATAGCTGTTCTCGTTTACATTACCCAATCGGAAATAGTAATTTTTGAAACGTGCCATCATACGGGCTTCATCCGAAACATATACATTACCGTCATAATCATAGATTGCTCCTGCAATACCCACTCCGGCAGGTGATTGCAAATCAACAAAACCTGTAGCAAACGGAGTCTGCATACGTTTCAGTAACAAAGCAGCAAAACCTTCCACAAAGAAAGTTCCTTGTTTGTTCAATTCAATGATATAATCCAAGCCTTCTTTATAGTTAGCGATGAACTCCTCCACAGGATAAGCAATTCTTTCTTTATATTGCTTGGCAAAACCATAAGGATTAAGCGAGCGTAAGAAGATGTTGTTAAATCCCAAACGTATATATTCATCGATAATATCCTTGAAACGCCCCAAACTATGTTTAGAAGTGGTCATCAGAGCCGAAACACAATCGCTGTCACCCCATATCTGTCGTATCATAGAAAGGTTCTTTTCAAAGATGGCGTGATGGTCTAATTCTCGATTTTGCAGTGGACGATTCATGTCGTGCAAATCTTTGGGTCCATCCAAGGAAGTAGAAATCATACATTTGTGTTTTTTCAGATATTTCACCATATCTTCGTTGAGTAACGTAAGATTGGTGCAAATGACGAAATCCAATTCCCGTTTCTTAAACAGGTTTTGCCACTCGGCTTCTTCGATGATATATTTTACCATTTCAAAATCCGTAGAAGGGTCGCCTCCTTGAAATTCTATCTTAATGAAAGGCGATGGCGACTGGAATATGGTTTTTACCACATTCTTTGCCGTCTTTTTCGTCATATCTGCAGAATGGTCGTCTATGTTCTTACGGGCAACTTGACAATAGATGCAACTGGAATTGCAACGCAGTGTAGGCACAATCATATGCAGCGAGGTGAAATCACGCAGAATGCTTTTCTTGGTGCGGAACTTAGTGGCAAGCATCTGTACTACATCTTCTATCTTATCCGTTGTAGCAATCTGTTTAGAGGCAAGGTCGTAGAACAACTCACTATGTTCATCCAATTCACCGTCAACAAAGTGTTGGAAATCCTCGTTTGATAAGAAGATGTATTCTCCTACTTCATTTGTAAGGAGATATTTATTATCATCGAATCGTTCAAAGCGGAAAGGCAGTAATTGATAAGCCATGATTCGTTTATTTAGATGTTACAGGTTTGAATGCTTCTTGAACTATCATATCACGAATATGTCCGAACTGCTCATTTGTATTATGCCGAATCTGTTGGTCTATCAATTCGTTACAGAACTGTTTGGGTACAACTTCTGTTATTTTATTATTATCTTTCGACTCAAATATAACATTCACAAACATCTGATTATCAACATCCGTTTGTTGATGAATATAGAACAGGTGGGAAAACTTGTAGATAGCCGCTGTCAAAACCTCTTTGGCATACAGGTTTATATCTACCGAAACTTGAAACTTGTCCTCTGCAAGTGCTACGACTGGAAACTTCATTACTGCCATAACTTTATCAAGTCTTCCAGCTCCTAAAGACCTTACTTTATTAAACCGCAGAAGCGTGGAACTGCAAATGCTACCATGTCTAAGTTGGAGGTCGTAGGAAAAACCTTTAGTACGGATATGGTAATAGCAGCCCACGCTATAGCGTGAGAACCACTATGCCTTCTCTCGTACTAAGTCCGAAATTTCCTACGTTTCCAACTTACAAGATAAGCATAACGCTTCTTTCTTTTCTCGTATGTCTTGGAAAGAGTTGCCTCAATCCAAATACAAAAGTATAAAATATCCGTGATATAACGCTCATAAAACGCCAAATATCACGGATTCTGCCTTGATTTATAGTTTAAGTCGGCTTTGTTTTGGATTTTGCCGAACATTGCCCCCTTGCTTTAGCTTCTCAAACTGCTCCTTGAGCCATTCCCCGATAGGTCGCAAGTCTATTGTAAGGATAAGCCTACCATTGTTAGAGAACACTTTGGCTGTAACCTCTTTTGCCATAAATTTCCGTTTGTGTTCTTCTGAATATAGTTCACCGCTATATTCAATGGGCTTGCCCATCATCAGTACCGCCGTCTGTTCTTGATTGAAACCTACGGCGAGGCATAACCTTTCGAGATTGAGCATACCCTTGATTTGTGGAAACCATTTCAATACCTTGTTCAACAAAGTGGTAAGCCTTGATACCTCTTTCTTGTGTTCGGTATCTTTCGCCTGTAATTCCTTGATGTGCTTTTGCTGTATATCCAACATTTGGTGGCTATATTCGGTCTGCATGGCCAGTATCTTGGCTTGCAGCGTTTCGATAGTTTCCTCGTGGGTGGCTACCGTCTGATGCAATACGGAGTTTTCCCTCTCCAAAGTCTTGACCTTGTTACTTCCGAAAAGAGAACCGACACTTTCGGCTATGTTGGTGGCGGCTGTTGTGGCAGCCCCTTTCAGTTTCTCGGTCTGTACCTCTTTCTTGGCTCGCCTGAGTTCTTCCTGTGCCGTTTCTTTGCGGTCTTGAAGTTGCCCTATGTCTGTTCGTAACTGCTCCGTCTGCTGCATCAAATCACGGTAATACTGCCGTGTGGTGATATGCTTCGCTTCCGAACCGTCAATGCCACGCTGCAACCCATAACCGCTCATAGCTTGGGCGTAGGTGTCCTGATAAGATTTGAGCTTGGCTCGTGTCATAATATCATCGGCACAAAGTCGGGCTGTCTCGGTCGGTTTCTTGCGGTATCGCTTCCTAACCTGTTCCTCTTTCTTCTTGCGCTTGCGCTCTCCCCTGACGATCGGTACAAGGGTGGCGTGTATGTGCGGTGTCTGCTCGTCCATGTGCAGGACTGCCGACACGATATTCTCCTTGCCGAATGTGTCGGCAAGGTATTTCAGGTTGTCGCTGCACCACTCATCAAGTCTGTCCTCGTTGGCGATGTGTTCCATATTCTCGTGCGTTCCCGTAAGTAGGACACGGATTGCCCTTACTTGGTTGTTGCCGATTTTGCGTGTCAATCCTGCAGTGTCCAATCGGTGCTGTATGGCTTGCGTCCTACTTTCCACTCCGTCAGGAAATGTTATCAGTTCCCGATTGAGGTGTGTCCTGCTCTCATCGGCATTCTTAGGTTTGATGGTGCGTTCTATGTGCGCTGACATGGCGGCATCCGTTCCGCTTGTCTTCTCCATGTGTAATACTGCATAACCCATATAATAATCTTTTTTTAGCTTGTGAAACAATGGTTGATGATTTTACTCCTGTACGGCTTTTGCCGTTGGCTGAGGTGTGTCCAGAGAGGTGCAACCTCTTTGGCTTATTGGGGAATTTTCAGCGTTGCTTGCAATGCGGCTCGGACAAATTCCCTAATAAGCTACGGCATTTTCCGTTGGCAAATATCCGTGTCGCTGCAAGCATTCGCTTTCTACATCTTCAGCCCTCGTTTTTTCGGTGGATGCATCATCCGCCTTGCGGATTGGACTTGCTTCTCCTGCTCTATCGGCTCTACCGATTGGGACAAGGGCTTACCGCACAGGTAGTCGTTCAGGTCTTTGTGTCCGTTATTGTTGTGGGAGAAGTCCCTGATACGTCCGGCAAACTCTCCTGCCAGTTCCCAATACGCATTCCGTCCTGCTTCGTCATTGTCAAGCAGACAGTGTATGCGCTCATACCCGTGCAGCACGTCTATGGCTTTGGATACATTGGAAACGGAATTGAGAATAACGTAATCCTGCCCGTCAAGGTTGGGCATGATCGGGCAGTTCTTCATCCGCAAGGTGAGGAATGAAAGATAGTCCGTCATTCCCTCGAATACGAGGCATTTCTCTCTCGGTTCTCCCGACTGTCGGATATGGCTGATGTCCTTCGGGGCGATGCAACCCTTGAAGAAACGGTTGCGCACCTCATAGCCTCCTGCCACATTCGGGAATCCGATGGCGAAATAGGGTTTACCGTTGTGGACGAAGTGCAGTTCCTTACATTCAACCCGTGCCAATGCGGTATTTATTCCACGTTCCTGCAAATAGCGGAGCAATGCAGGGTGAGTGAGTTTTCTCACCTCCAAATGTTGGAAACTCGATTCGGATGCCTGCTGGCGAAAAGAGAAAGACACGGGACGGACGTGCGGTGCTTGCTCCGCTATCTTTCCAAGCAGGTAAGGCACATAGTCCGAACCGTAAAGTTCCTGTGCCAATGCGATGATATTACCGCCTTTGCCTGTTCCGAAGTCGTACCATTGGTTGAGTTCGGTGTTCAACTTGAACGACGCTTCCGTTTCCTCCCTGAACGGTGATTTGTACCAAAGGCTTTTGCCCTGCTGCTTGACGGGACTGTAGCCCAGACTTTGCAGATAGTCTGCGATGCGTATATTCTTTGCTTCCTGTGTAGTCATAATCTTCCTATGGTTTTAATGGTGAATGAAAATCGTTGATTCGTTGAATGGCATATGTAACATACTTATATCCATATAAATAGGTCCTCAACATTCGCTCAACAAACCACTCGCCAAAAGAGAAACCGACAATCGGTCGGGGCTTTATGCTCAACTTCTCTTTTGGTCTGTTGAGATTTTGTTGAGAGTGTATATCGCTTATTATCAGTATGATTATATCATTATTCAACAATTCAACAAAAAGACAATGGATTTACAGCGTTTCAAGTTGCTGCCTTGTGACGGTATAGAAGCGTCCCACTCTCCTTATCGGCTCATACCGACACTCCCGATTATAGTTCAGTTGGTAGGTAGTGTATGTAAGTCCGTTTAGTGCAGGCGTGAGTTTCCAACACTCCTGCAATACTTTCCGCACTTGGTGCTTCTCCGCCTTGACATACGTGTTTGCCAACAGCGTGAGAATGTCGTTGCAGCAAAAAGAGAAAGTGTCAATACCCGTACTTGCCATGATGTCAAGTACAAGCTCGCTCATCTCAATCTCCAATCGGTTGCGGTTGCTGCGGGTAATCTTCTGCAAGGCTTCGGTATGTAGCAATGACGGGGCAAACCACATACGGCTCTCTTTCTCAGTGGATAGCTGCCTGTGCTGCAAGTGGTAAAGGAAGGCTGGTATCTCCGCTTTCAGCTTTTGCAAAAAGTCGGTATCATCGGACTGCAAGCGGTCTATCTTGCGCACCCAATAACGTGTTTCCCCTGCGTCTATGATGACGGGCAGATACTCGTTGTTGGAACACAGCACGAACTTGGCAAAGAACGCAATCTCATCACGGTCTTTGCCTTTGGCTTCCACCTTGTAGGATAATGTGGTACTCAGGTTCTTTAACCGTTCGCTGTCCTCCCTACGGCTAAGCAGCACTTCATCCACCACGATAAGCAGCTTGCCAGCCCAATCGGAATTGAATTGGCTACGGAAGTCCTCGTTGGTGTTGAATGTCACGTTGTTCTGAAACAGGGCTTTCAGAAAGTTCAGAAACGTACTTTTGCCTGTGTTGCGTTCTTCCGATACCAACAGTAGGATAGGCAACTTTTGGATGGGTTGCAGATATAGCAGTTGCAGGTAGTCCATTCCCAACTCGTATTGCTCCCCGAAGATGTGCTCCACCAACGAACGGATAGAGGGAAAATCACCCTCCATCGGTTTGTGGTCTATCGGTTCATAGAGGTTCAGGAACTTGTCCACTATCGGATGGTAATTCACATGGTCGGGAACCGTGCAGAAGCCGTCATACTTGGGGACGGTGGCGAGATAGTGCTTGCCGTAGTCCTGCCGTAACGTTTCGTTGTTCCACACGATTCGTTTCTTCACATAGCCACCGTTCAGTCGGGGCTGGTTCACTAACTTGTAGAGGGTCGTACCCACTCGGATAAACTCCTCCTTGCAGATGTCCGATTTACTCATTGTTCATACGCTTAAATGGTTGATAAATAATCGTGTGCAAAGTTAGAGAGGGTTGCTTGAAACCTTGATACGCAAATCACAGCAGAATGGCGCAAAAAACACACGGAATGAAAAACTTGCAGCATATCGGAGAATATGGCAATAAAAATCCCGAAGAAACAACCGTCATAGAGGGGTGCTTCTTCGGGATTGCCACATTCCTGTAAATGAATGACAATACGCCTACTCAATTATATATATGGATACATTGTCGGCAATGGGAATACGCATCGGTTTCATTACTTCATGTTGTCATACCAATACACTTTACGCTTGATATTCAGATGATTTTATGCTATTACATAGCGAAAAGAAGATGCTTGTTTTCTCTTTTCGCAAGTACAGCCTTTCAAGTATAGCATTGCGCACCCGTTCCGCTCCGTATGAACGGATGCGGAAAGCGAGGGCGATAACCATTTCAAGGCTGTAAACATCCACACTGATTTTGTCCGATATGCGGATATATCGTTGCACCTCATACTCTTTCAGTATTTCGTTTTTATATACTGTTTTAATTGCTGCACGGACAGATGGAGCGATAACACCGAACAGGCTGACAAGTTCCTCTTCGCTCATCCATACAATTTCATTCGGTATAGTTACTGTACCGTGTTCCGTGATTTCGATGATATTCCTTTTCATTGTCCTGCCATTGATACGTTGTTAAACGATTGGTTCAGCCTGTTGCCGAACAAGGTAAGGTCGCTATCCAGCTTCTGCGTTGTGATTTTTGCGTAGATTTGGGTCGTGACTATGTTCGTGTGTCCCAAAACACGGCTCACGCTCTCAATAGGCATACCCATGCTCAAAGCCAACGTTGCAAAGCCATGTCTGGCACAATGGAAAGTGATAGGCTGTGCAAGGAAAAGCGGACAGGTGAAGATAAAACGTAAACCGTTTGAAATGAGCTTTGTTTCAGCATTCTGCCAAGTGGAGAAAATGCAAATAATAACGGAATATTGAGGTTGTTCAGTTACCAAACCGTTAGCTGGGCAGTTACCGAAACGGGAATAGGTAACGGCAGGCAATGAAAAGAAACCCTCACCGTTTTGTTTGCGCTCATACACAGCATTTTGCATATCAAAGAACGCTTATACGGCAAGTAATTTTGCACTAAAAAATATAAGCGTATGAAAGTAGAAAAATTCAAGGTGTTGCTCTACCTCAAAAAGAGCGGACTGGACAAATCGGGTAAAGCCCCGATAATGGGAAGAATCACCGTGAACCGTACGATGGCACAGTTCGGATGTAAGCTGTCCTGTACTCCCGAACTGTGGAATCCCCGTGAAAGCCGTCTGAACGGCAAAAGCAAGGAGGCGGTGGAAACCAATGCCAGAATTGAAAAACTGCTGTTGGCGGTGAACGCCGCATTCGACAGCCTTGTGTCCCGTAAGGTCGGTTTTGATGCCACCGATGTGAAGAATCATTTCCAAGGCAGCATGGAAACGCAGATGACCCTCATGAAAATGACGGATGTTGTCTGTGACGACCTCAAAGCCCGTATCGGCATAGATAGGGCGAAAGGGACTTATCCCGGCTATCACTATATGCGGCTGACACTCGGGGAGTTCATCGAAACCAAGTACAAGGTCAAGGATCTGGCTTTCGGACAATTGACGGAACAGTTCATCCACGACTATCAGACATTCGTCATGGAAGAGAAAGGCTATGCGATAGATACCGTCCGCCACCACCTTGCCATCCTGAAGAAGATCTGCCGCCTTGCCTACAAGAAAGGGTATTCCGAGAAATGCCATTTTCAACATTTCGCCCTGCCCCGGCAATCAGAAAGGACACCACGTGCATTGAGCCGCGAATCGTTCGAAAGAATCCGTGACGTGGAAATACCGCCATACAGGAAGACGCACATATTGGCACGCGACCTTTTTCTGTTTGCCTGCTATACGGGTGTGTCATACGCTGATGTGGTTTCCATTACAGATGAGAACCTGTACACGGACGAAAGCGGAGCATTATGGCTGAAATACCGCCGAAAGAAAAATGAACATCGGGCGAGCGTGAAACTGCTTCCCGAAGCGTTGGCACTACTTGAGAGATACAAGGACGAAACACGGGAAACGCTTTTCCCGATAATCCACCACCCGAACATGAAACGGCACATGAAAGCGTTAGCGGCACTGGCAGGCATCAAGGATAACTTGTGTTATCATCAGGCCCGCCATAGTTTTGCTTCGCTGATAACACTCGAAGCGGGTGTGCCGATAGAAACCATCAGCCGAATGTTGGGGCATTCCGATATTTCCACCACTCAGGTCTATGCCCGTGTCAGCCCGAAGAAACTTTTCGAGGACATGGACAAGTTCATTAAAGCGACCGAAGATTTTCAATTAACACTTTAATACATAAAACGATATGCGAAGCACATTTTCATTGTTACCCTATATCAACCGCAGCAAGACAAAGGCTGACGGAACGACTGCCGTACTCTGCCGTATAACCATTGACGGAAAACAGACCGTCATAAGTACGGGAATTTATTGCCGACCGGAAGACTGGAACAGCAGGAAGAACGAGATAAAGTCCGCAAGGGAGAACAGCCGTTTACGGGAATACCTGCGGATAACAGAGGAAGCCTACAATGAGATATTGAAATCGCAAGGCGTGGTCAGTGCGGAGATACTGAAGAACCATATCGCCTTGAACAACATCCATCCGACGACCCTCCTGCAAATGGGGGAATGGGAAAGAGAGCGTTTGAAGAAACATTCCGAGGAAATAGACTCAACTTCTTCCTATCGGAGTTCAATGTATTACCAGAAGTACCTGACAAATTATCTCATGTCTTTGGGTAAGAAAGACATAGGCCTTGAAGAAGTCACGGAAGACTTCGGCAAAGCCTACAAAGCGTTTTTGAAGAGATGCAAGAATTTCGGGGCTTCCCAAACCAACCATTGCCTGCGTTGGTTGAACCGCCTGCTTTATTTGGCTGTCGATAAAGAGATTATCCGTGTGAATCCCTGCGAGGATTTGGAATACGAACCAAAGCCGGAAGCAAGGCACAAGTACATCAGCCGTGAGGAGTTCAAGAGAATCCTTGCCACCCCGATGTATGATAAGCGTCAGGAGCTTGCAAGACGGGCATTCATCTTTTCCACACTGACGGGATTGGCGTATGTGGATATAAAGCTTCTGCACCCGCATCATATCGGACGCAATGCAGAAGGCAGACGTTACATCCGCATCAACCGCAAGAAAACAAATGTGGAGGCGTTCATCCCCCTGCACCCTATAGCGGAGCGGATATTGTCACTGTACAATACGACCGATGACGAACGGCCCGTATTTCCTCTTCCGAGCCGTGATGCCCTCTGGTTTGATATCCACGAGATGGGTGTTATCATAGGCAAAGAGGAAAATTTGAGCTATCATCAAAGTCGGCACAGCTTCGGAACATTCCTGATTTCGGCGGATATACCTATCGAAAGTATTGCCAAGATGATGGGGCATTCCAATATCCGGACGACACAGGGGTATGCACGGATAACCGATGATAAAATCTCCAGAGATATGGACAAGCTGATGGAGCGAAGAAAGGAAATATCAGCTGGCGAAAAGAAAGAGGACAGAGAATAAACACCAAATAATAAACGCATTATGAGCAGAGGAATAATAACAATCAGTGAAACGGGTGTAGTCATTATGCCGACAGTACCCGTATGGATGACACAATTCGAGATAGCCGACCTGTTCGGGATGTTCTCATGCGATATCCGCAAGGCGATTCATACCATTTACAAGAATAAGGAACTGAACGAATTTGACACGATGAAGTATCTCAAGCAACCGGATGGCATCAGTTACGATGTCTATAACATTGAAGTGATTATAGCCGTTGCATTCAGGATATGCAGTAAAGAGAGTGTCTTGTTCAGACGGTTTATAATAAATGAAATTAGCACCATTAAGAAAGCTACACCAATTACACTGTTTGTTGCCAGCGTCAGAGGTAATAACCGATGGTATAGTTGAGGTTCATCCCGTCAGCCACTCGTTTCCGATGCACGGATGCAAAGGTAGCGTATGGCTTGATGGCAGCGGCAAGGTCGGGCGGCAGAGCCGTTTCGGGCAGAATCTTCCTCAAACAAGTTTGAGCGTATTCAACCCGAAAACCTTG